TTTTACATCTTTTTCTTCTGCTACAGGAACAACTGTGTAAAACCATTTTCCTTTCCAACGACTATCTAACCCTTGCAAGATAGAAGTGTACGTTGTAGAAGCCGTATCATCTCCATAGACCCAAATAAAATCTGGTTTTGTTGAAGCACCGAAAAAATCTCTTACTAAAATAACTTCTTTATCTGTTTCTTGAAACCCTAAATCTATCAGTTCTTTTGTAGATGTAATTGCTTTAGGTAAATTACTTCCATTTGAAACTTTTTTTGCTTTAGTTACTAATAAAACACTTGTAAAATCTCTAGTTGTCAGACTAAGTGCCGCATTAATAGCCGCTATGTTTACTATTGCATTTCTGCTCATTTTAACCTCCGTTTTCTATTTTTCCTTTTATTTTAGATTTTTCTATATAATCTGTTTCATAACTATAGAATGTATCCGCTGTAAACTCTAAACTGTATACTTTCTCATTCATTATCTTATTGTTTATTATTGTGTCACTTTCACTTATAAAATCTAACTTCTGTATTTCTATTTCAGATACATATTCGAAATCAAAGTTTAAATCTTCTACAATATGATTAAATATCTTATTTTTACTTAAAATTGTATCCATATTAAGCACTTGATCCTTATCATACAGTTTTATCATCATTTTATAAGTTCTATTACTTCTGTATTTAAATTCTATTCTATCTTTCTTGGATATTTCTTCTTTAAAAGTTGTATAGTCACTCATGCTTTTTGATTGAGTAATTTCATAAGTTAAAAATGGTTTGTCTATTTTTTCAAAATAAGAATTCTGAAAAAAAGAATGATACACAGCTGCTTCTATTCCCAACTTCGTAAATATATTAAAGAAAAGCGTATTTAATTCAGTTTTATATGAATCAAATGTTATATTATCTATATAGTCAGTTAAATAAAAAGTATAATAATTTTTCAATTCATCTTTTATTTTTCTAACTTCTATTAGTTCGTACTTCTTTTTTTCATAAACAATGTAATCTCCACTTGTTATTTCAAGCTTTTCTGTCGCTTTATTGTTATCAATTGCTAATGTCGGAATTCGTATAATTCCAACTAAATTTTCTCTTGTATCTATAGATTTGATTGGATTTATACTAGAATTATAGCTTTGATAATCAATGTAAGCTTTAAGTTTATACTCTTTAAATTCTTTTCTGATTATTCCTTTATCATTTGTTTCAGAAAGTAATTTAAAAAATTTATATTCTTTTTCTTTTTCATAAATCTGACTTATATTCATTATCCTCTACCATATCTTCCCTTTCCATTTATACTGAATGCAATTGATTTCACAAGAGTTCCTGTGTCAATAAGAGGATCATTAAATCCTTTTTGTTTAATTGTGCTTGGAGCATTTCCTGGACTTTTAAATCCATATATTAATGCTTTATGTTTATTATTAATATCTGTTCCAATTATTGTTCCAGCATTCATAATGTCATCTTTATTTTTAAGATACATACCAACAAAATTATTTTTATTGTCTTCTACATATTTATTCAGAAATTCCAGCACATTTCTCGAAGGAATTCTGCCATCTCTTGTTCCGTAAAGAAGTACAGCATAAAGATTTACGGCTGTTATGTTTTTGGCATAATGTCTAGCGTCAGGAAAAATACCACTTTTTATAACCAGTAAAGGTAATTTTATTTTAGTTTCCTTTTTTATAGAAGTTGAAACATTTAACTTCACTGTGAAACTTCCTTTAAATCTTGACATTATTTCCCTTTTGCTTTCTTTTCTTCAACCAACTCTATCTTTCCTTCACTTTGAGCAATTATACGTTCCATTCTCAAATCAAAGTTATCTATTTCTTGCGTTCCAGCTTCAAATTCTACTTCTTCTCCTGTTTGATGTATTACAAATTTGACAGGTTCTTTAATATTTATTTTCACCTAACTACCTCCTAACTGAAAAGATGAAGTCCATGATGTTTTTTATTTGCTATTTCATCAGCAGTTGCAAAATCATCTGTATATTTTCTTATTAATGCCCTGAAATTTTGCCCCGGGATTGTCTGATCTAAAGCTAAATCATTTAATCTTGCTTTCCAGTTTTCATTATTATTAGGCAAATTAAGACTTGTAGTTTCTTTCAAGTTCATTAACAAAAAATGCTGCGCTAAATATTTAGTTAGTATTTCTTTAACTTTATTAGGAATTGAAACAGTAACATCTTCCAAAAATATTACCGCTTCATCAATCTTTGAATTTATAATACTGTCAGAAATCACAAATTCACCATTTATTTCTTTGAAATTCAGTTCCGAAATTCCAGCTCTCACATCTTCAACTTTCATGATTATTCCTCTATTTTTTCAATATTTTCTTCAATCTGCTTTATAAGCTCTTCTTTACTTGCTTTTTCATCAGAAATATAATCCTTGAATACTTCAACTATTTCTTTTTTCTTTATTCTTTCATCTTTAAATTCTTCTAGCTGACTAAATAATTTTGCTTTCTTTTCCTGCAATTTTGTTTCCTTGTTCATATCATCAACTATTTTTTCAGAATTCATATTTTCTGTTTCTTCTCCTGTAACTATTTTTATATAATCTCCATAGTCTTTAGCAAAAGTTTCTAGCTTTTCTACGTTTTCAGCATCAAGTTCAACTTCTGTTGTTCCCTTTGTAAATTTAAGCCTATTTCCTTTTTCAGTAGTTATTTGAGGTATTATAAATACCTCAGCTAACTTACATATTATTAATGTTTTCATTTTTCCTCCTATGCAGTTGTTAATTCCATAATCGAATCTGGTCTAAATGCAACTATTTCTGATAATTTTTCTTCAACTGGAACATATGTTGTTCTTGCTATTTCCCATTCATCAGCAGTTGCTTCTTGTACAATTATAGTTTGAAAGTTTTCAGGAACATCATCTAAGATTAATAAAGTTGGCTTATTAGTAGTTTTATTTATTAAATTCTTAACAGGCACTATTCTTCCAAATAATCCAAGTTCTTGAATAACAGCCAATCTTGTTTTGTATTCCTGTGTGCCATAACTTTTTAATAATTTTGCATGTAATGAATTATCTATTACCAAAGTTCTAGCGTTATATTTCCCTGTTACTCCTGTTTCAAATTCAAGATGTGCTGCAGTTAAAGCATCCACAATTTGTTCTCCCGTTGCTGTTGCAAAATTCACACCTAAATTATATGTTCTTTTCCCGTCCACAGTTAAAAGACCTTGTCTTCCTAGCTTTGCATTTCCGTGTATCAGTTCATTGTTTTCTGCTTCAGAAACTGCATAGAATGTTTCAGAAGATTTTAAATTAAACATTTGAATCTGTTTTTCTCTTTCAACTGATAAAATTCTATCTTTTTCAGCAATAGTGAATTTATGACCTGATCTTATCCAGTGCAATTTTGCAAATGCATCTTCTCCATCAACTTCTGTGAAAGGAATATCATCATCTCTTTCTGCAACTACTTCTGCTACTCTTCTTGAATTTGTTTTTCTATATGTAACATATTTATCTCCTATCTGAACTCCTACCTGTTCACCACCAACTGGAACTAATGACCTTCCTAACAGCTCATCTTTTCTTTCCTCTAAAACTACTCCTAACGAAACCATAAATGCCGTTGCTAATTGATATGTCTTATTATTATATTTGTTAAACATCTATATCCCTCCTTATATAATCCCTTCTAATACTAATACTGCCAGTTCTCCAGATTTAGCAGTTGTTTCAAAATATCCTTTTATTGCTGTCCCTGTTGCCGCTTTTACAAATTCTCCTGTATTTTTTACTCCGGCTTTATCACCTTTAGCAACATTTTCTGCTACTTTCACAACTATATTTCCTGATTGCAAAATTGAAGCAGTTGTTGGATTTTCTATAATTCCTTTATCGTTATCATCTGTATGCATAACAACTCCTGCGAATGTTCCTGTTGTAAACGGTTTTACTGCTCTCATTCCATCAGTAGTACTCCATTGCACAGCTTTCCCTATTGTTATTTTTTCATCTATAACATCACATATTCTGCTTCTTCTGTCAGTAGTGAAATATGCTTCTTGTCCTAATTTCATAATTAATTACCTCCATTTCTTTTTTTAGAAAAATAACTATTGTCAATTTTTAATGTTAATCCTGTTTCGGATTCATTAAATTTTCCTTTTTCACTTGCTTTTGTTTCTTTATTCATTTCTGATAATGTCTCTACACTAAAATTAAACATTTCTTTCAGATCTTCTACTTTAGCATTTTCTTTAGCGTTGAATTTTGGATTCACTTCCTTGATTACTTTTTCCATTATTTTTTCAACTGCTTCTTTTTCATCAATAGAATTTAAAACTTCTTTAGCTTTAGAAATTATTTCCTTATTTTCTATTTCTGTAAGTAAACTATTATATTTTGTTTCCAATTCTCCATATTTTGTTGTTAATTCCTGCTTTTCTGTTTCTAAAGTCGTTTTTTCTGCTGTCAATGTTTCTTTTTCAGTTTCTAAAGCATTATACTTTGCTTCAAACTCTCCACTTTCTTTTTGAAGATTAATAGCTTCCACTAATAATTCCTCAGGTGTTAATTCTTTTCCATTAAATTTCAATTTCATTTCTTCCTCCTCATAATCTAAATAGTTATATATAAGTTTTACATCGCTGCCAGCTCTTCCTTTTCCAGATAGTATTGCTACATGATTAGCTATAATATCTTTTTGGATGTACTGATTATCTTTTATATTCTCTGTTTCTGCCATATATCCAGCACTTAATTCGATATTTTCTCCATTTTCATATCTTTGTTTTATAAAATCTACAGTTTCTTTATCTTCTATCTGTAAAGTAGCTCCTAAACAATCCTGATTTTCAAAAATTTCAATTATTGTTCCTTTTCCAAATTCTAAAACATTTTCAGAATTAATCATTGTTAATTTTCCATTTTTTTCAGGATGTTCGAGAGTAACTTTTTTGTGCAAAAATGAATTCTTTGTTTCTTCGCTAAAAAGAATATCCTTAGGTATTTTTTCTCTTAATACCCCTTCTTTGTCCATATATTCCATAAAACTGTCTGCTTTTAATATATTCCCTTTTATCTGCAAAAATCCTTCGTTTGTTTCTGTCAATTTTGGTTTTTCAAACTGATTAAGATTATATCTGCTATGCAACATTATTTAATGCCTCCTCTATTGCTTTTTCATCTATAGCCATTCTACATCTGCAACCCCATTCCTGTTTTGGTAATATTTTTGCATTGTCTTCACCCACACCTTTAAGCAAATTTCCATTCATATCAAATAATTTTCCTTCTCTCCATGAATGTTTTGCCCTTACTCTGTCATCATGTTTAGTTACCCATATAAATCCTTTTATTCCTAGTTCTTCCAAAATGATTTTTACATATTCCGCTTGAGTTTCTCCTAAAACATTATTTGAATTCAGCAAATCCGAGTAACCCATTCTTTCTTCCACTTTTTCTTTTGCTTCCTGCCATTTATCTTTTAATACAAAATCTTCTGTTCCTGTCTTTACTTTTTTAATTACTTCATTTACATAGTATACTGTTCTTTTTGCACTACTAAGATATAGTTCTTTTATTCTTTTATCTGCTAGATCTACTGATTTTTTGAATAATTCAGAAGTTATTCTATTTTTGAACTTTTCTCTGTTCTTTTTACTTATCCCATCAATTATCAATGCTAATGTATAAGCTAAAAGGACTTTGTTTATTCCAAATATAGTCCTGTTCTCTTTTTCTTTAAAATTTTTAAGTGCTTTCTCTATCTCCTCTTCATCATCAACATTGATGTTATTTTCTTCAAGATATTTCAGAAACTTTTTTGTCTTGCCTTTCAATATTTTCAGAAGCATTTTTTCTATTTTTATATCTACATCAAATTCAATCATTTTAGCTCAACTCTTTCAGTAACGCTTCAAAGTCAAAATCTTCTTCGCCTAATTTTTTAATTATTTCAGCTATTTTATCTTTTTTCTCAATAAGTTCATTATTTGAAACTATATTCAAAGCTTTTTCAAGATATTCAAGCTTTTTAGTGTCAAGTTCAACTCTCTTTAAATCATTATCAATCTGTTCTGCAACAGTCGGTTCTAGCAAATTAGGTAATTCAACCTTATAACGTTGTTCTATTTTTAGTTCTATTAAAACTTTATCGATTAAATTATTTGTTATTGGTAGAATATATTTATTGAAATATCTCCTTAAATACTCTGCATACTTTTTTGCATCCTCTTCAGAACCAGCCAAAGTTCCTTGAGTATTTCCTGCCAGTCTCTGTTTTGGAATGTTAGTGTGTATGGATAGTATAGTCAAAACCGCATTTATATA